CATACTCCAGTATCGCAATGGTTTATATCTTCATTACCATTTATATTCAATCCGCCTGGCGCTAACATCAATGGTGTATCGCTCCAGATTGCCACATCTGGTGTGTTCTGGACGTTAGTCTGGGAATTACGCCTATACCTTGCAATTCCATTTTTATATCTGATAATGAAAAACATCAAATATAAAGAAGCATTTGTTATTTTTTTAATGGGATGTGTTTTATTATTCAAGTATTTTATAAACAATGAACAACACCTGAGTTATATAATGTATTTCCTTGCAGGATTTCTTGTCGCTACAATCAAGAGCAACAAGCGCCCATCAGATATAATCTGCGCTTTATTATTATTCGCAGCCATATATTTTACTCGACATGCTTACAACACTACAACTCCGCTTTATATGTTTATTGTTTTCTACACAATAAAGTGCGGATGTGATTACTTTGGCTTACTTACATCCCTGCCTGTAACTATGCTGGGAACCTGCAGTTTCTCCCTTTATTTAGTTCATGGGATAACTCAAACAGTATCTAAACATTATTTATATAGTGCAGGAAACTATGTTTGGCAGATTTGTGCAATTATTGCGGCAGGTATCATTGCGCCGGTTATGTACAAATATGTCGAAAGTCGCAGCATCATACATAAGCGTCCTCAACTTCAGATTGCAAAGTAGAACATTTGCGCCCCTGAACAGGGGCGCTATCCCACCACGCTGTTAAAATTTTGTTTCGTCTTACTTAGCATTTTTAAGTTGCCCATCGGAAAAACGTCACAACCATCACGCCCCACAAAAAAAACCATTAACCATCTGATTATCATGAATAAATGTTGTGATGGTAAAACCATCACAAAACGTAACGTAAACCGTCACACCCTATAAATTCAGCGAGTTATAAAACAGAGTTGTGATGTTTTAAGGCCGTCACACTGTGATGCTCTTGTGATGCTCTTGTGATGGTTTTCAATATATGAATTTACTTATACATATCATATAGATAAATGATATTTTTTAAATCTGTGATGTTTGTGACGGTTTTCCGATGCTCCCCCTAAATTTTTGAAAAAATTAGAAGTGGTCAGAAATCACCCTGATTTGTTGGTGGTTTTGTATATATCTCTGTTAGTGATTTGAGCATTGGTGCAGTACGTTAATGTAGGTATGGCTATAGTTCAGGCTGTGCAAAGTATTTCAGTTCCGCATCTCACGGTCATTCCGCGCCAGAACACATCAAATAAGGCCTTGTCACTTTCTCCCGCTTACGTGATCCCGCTGCGGCCGTTACGTTAAAAGTCACGTACTGGCGAATTATCTGGATCAGCAACTGCGTGTTGTCCGCAATCTGGCTGTCTGTCACGCGAACCAGTATCACGTCCCAGTCAATCCCCGGCTGGCGTTCCTGCAGCTCAACGTACCCAATTCCCAGCCGTTCAAAGATGTTGATAAACCCCTCAACGGAACCGGCATCCCGCGCATTGACAAAGGCATATGCCACGCGCTTACGGAACAATGCCAGCGGTTCACCGTCAAAGCGGGTAATATCGCGGTCATACGCCAGCAGGTTCAGTAATGCCGGCGTACACGTCAGCGGATCGAACTGATTCACTGGCCACGTAACCCAGCCGTAAACCTCAGTCCAGAACCGCCGCGCCGTTTTCAGCAGCTTCGCCGGCTCGCCTTTGTTCATCCAGGAAGGAAGCACCATCCCGGCCAGCTTTTTCAGGAACTCACTCATTTTCAACAACAACCGCAAGCGATTTCAGGCGTGGAACACTCAGTTCGCTGGTGATATCACCCAGTGAAAAAGACAGTGATTCCGTCTGAGCAAATGTCCTGTGGATCTCCCGCCCCAGCTGAGAAAAGGAAAAACGCGAATATGGCCACGTCTTCCTGACGTCATAATCAGCATTCTCACGAAAAGCACAGCGGATCATGTTCTCCACCCCGTCCTTCAGGGTTTTCCTGTCCTCATCGCTGAAATTGGCCAGATTTTTGACATAAACTGTGACGGACAGATCATGAAGCGTTTCCGGCATGGGATAGCACTGCATATCATCACCGTGGCCGTGATGCCCCTGCGTGTTGATATAGTCATTGACGGCATCCACGAACGGCGAAGAAGCCACCCCGCTGTCCAGCAACAGATACGCGTTGGCGGTACCGGGTCCCCTCGGCGCTTCATGTTCAAAGAAAATCCGGTCAATACTCAGCCCTGCAACGCCGGCAATCATCGACCGGTAAACGGCGTCAGTGTGGTAATTCCCCACCAGATTGAACTGATTGCGGCAGCGTTCGCGCAGCTCGTCATCACTTTCTTCATCCGCGCCCGGTACGGTCAGCCAGTTTTCTTCGCTGGCCACGTGGCTGATACCGTCAACGGCAACCGGCAGAATGCGGTAATATCCCGGCGCAAGGTTATATGCGCCCCCGGTGCCGGTGGCTTTTACCGGCAGTAATGCGCAGGCCGTACCGGAAGCGATCACTACATCCTCACTGGTGGCCAGCTCATACACGCGACCGTTAATGCGCTCTGTCTGGATACTGCCCCAGCCCGGTGTCCCGCTGTGCCGGGATGAACGCGATCTCGTCCATCTGGCTGTCAAATCCCTGCATTGCCCGTCTGGGCATGTTCGCAATGAGAAAATCGGTTAATGCCGTTAACTGGCTCATATCATGGCCACCGTAATGCGTTTCAGCCCTTTGATGCGGCGTACTGCCAGTGTGGACTCTGCAATCAGGCTGGAGCGGGTTTCGTCACTTTCCTGCCCCGGATGGCTCTCACGGCGACCAACAGACGCAAATTCGCCCATCAAATCAGCTTTGGCACGTGCATATACCGCTTTGCGATAACGGGCGCACAACAGATTTTCGCCGTCAATTTCCACGCCCGAAACGTCCGCCGCGCGCTCATGGCCAGCATTGCGATACCTTGCCGCCACACTGACCAGATCATCATTGATTTCGCCGGCTGCAGTCAGCAGTGCCTGGCGGATGGTGGCCGCATCAATATCGGCCGGAATGGTGCGCTGGGACTGAAAATCTTTCACGCTCAGGTCAGGCCAGAAGCCATCATTCGTCAGAGTGGCATCGTCAAAATCAATTGAAGTTCCGCTGAACATCCTGTTTCTCCGGAAAAAAGCGGGCTGGCCGGTTTCCACGGGCGATACGCTTATGCGATCCCCTCCACCGCGCCCGCTTTCGGGTCGGTAGTCTTACTCGCCGCGTTTTGCGGCCTGAATCTCACCTTCTTCAAACCACGCATCAGATGCGCGGCCGTCAGCAGTCTGATAGTGGATCAGATACTGATTGCAGCTGTTGGTGTACTCCGCACGGGCTTTGATATGCCCCTCTTCGCCGCTAATGGAAACTTCAACAACCTGGCCTAACTCATGCTTAAACGACATATCAAACTCCCGTAGACTCTTTTTTCAGCGCCCGCAGACGCGCAGCAATACGCTGCAACATCGTGCCAACACCACATTTAGGGTCGAATCCCTTCGCCTGCTCCAGCAGTTCCTTAGCCCGGAGCAATACTTCCCTGTCTTCCGTTGCCGCTGCGCGTGGCTCTCCGTTTTCATCGCGTAGCAGGTGCAGACCGGCAAACTTCAGGTATTTGGCCTTAATGACCTCATACACATTCCAGTGCTGCGTCACGTTTTCCAGCGTACGGCCAAAATACGGCTCCACATCATGCCCCTGTACGGCTTCCGCTTCCGCCCAGGACAACACCGTATCCGCCACAAACACCGGGAACGTACTGCCGAACGCGGCCGGGGTTTCCTGCCCCCGCTGGATTGCCACATCCGCCCAGTCCAGCGCCTGGTCAAACTGGCCTGTATCAAACAGCCAGACGACACACCAGGCAAAAACAGGATTCTGTTGCACACTGTCACCTTCCAGCCAGGATTGCGCGGTTGGCATCCAGCGCGGTAACAGCACATCACGCTTAAATTCCATTCGCTCAGCGCGGCTTTCAATCGCTGCAGCTGCGGCGACATCTTTCTCCAGCGCGACAATCTGAATATGCAGGCTGGTTTCCGTGTCCAGAGACTGCTGCTGTCGCAGTAACCGCTCCGCTTCAATTCGTGCGCTGTGGCGCTGTGCCGGTGACAGTTGCATTAAATCCCCCTTACTCGCCTGCCGGAGGCGCGACAGGTGCCCCGATAGCTACCGCACTTTCATCAAACGCGGCGTACAGTTCCGGATACTCAACCGCATAACCTTCGTTACGCAGGTATTTGTTTTCGTACTGTTTACGGTCTTCCACAAACTCCGCTTTACGCTGACGCGTGCCGCGCTGGGTGTAGATGTGCAGGTTTGGCAGTGTCGTAACAATCATGCGTTTGCCTGGCATAAACGGCGGTACGTAAGCCGTGCGGCCGGCGATGCTGTCAGACAGCAGTTGCGCGGCGATCTTCTCCGTGGGTTTGTCTGCTTTCTGATACAGACGGAACGACTCCGCCGCGACCAGATCAGCGCCGACAAGAACCACCAGGCGTGGATCATTACGGTACTGTGCCGGGATTTTGGCGTTGATAAGGTCGGAGGCCATTGCATCCAGCGACACGTAATCGCCTTTCCCGTCACCGTCAAGCACCACCGCATCAGTGATGATCTGCTGGCCGTCCTTCCACTCTTTGACGATCTGATGCCAGCCCTTGTTCACATCCTCGCCGTTCGGGTTGGTTTCCGCGTTCGTGGTCTCGGCCACTTTGGTACCGTTAAAGCCGATACGCAGCATATCCAGCGCAAACGCCTGATTGGTGAACTCCTGAACACGCTGGAAAAACTCGTTTTCATCGCCGGCGTTCGCCCAGACAGAAAGCAACTGCCAGGTGAGTGCGGCGCATGAGTCGGTCTCGACCAGACTGTAATCATTACCACTCACGCCCACTTTCTTACGGAAGCGGCCATCCAGTACACGCCCGGTATACAGGCCAGAGCTGCCAACCGGAACCACCTGCCCCTGCAGCTGATCGACATCGGCAACGGTGATCAGATTCAGGAAATCAGACTGCTCCATCAGCGCATTGCGCAGCTGGGTTTCTTTGGGGTCGGTGAGTGCAAACCAGCGTTCGCTGTCGGTCGCCCCGTAGGATTCACGCAGCCCGGTGTGATACTGAAGCAGAAACTCACGGGCTTTCGCATTTAATTGCATATTCTTTTTCCTTAAAGAAAAGTAGTGTTATCCCTTACAGGAAATTGAAGCCTTTTTTGCCCTTGCTGAATTTCTTGTCCGGCAGTTGAGTAACTTTGTTATTCAGCTTGCTGAAGTTTTTCACCAGCTCCGGCAGGTTCCCCACCAGACGCGCAAAATCTTCGGTGTCCACTACTTCCTTCACGGTGTCCACATCGTCCTGCACATCAGATACCGCTTCTTCCGCCTCACCCAGACGGGTTTCAATAGCAGATACGCGCTTATCAATGGCATCCAGCGCTTCAGCCAGCGCCTGTAAGGCATCAGACTGTGAAGGTTCCTGCTCCGGGGTCTGCTCCGGTTCTTCGATACTGAAAAAATGGCGCCAGCCCTTTTTCGCTGTCTTTGACATTCCCTTTTCCTTTTTAAATTCCCTGACTTCATCAAACGCCAGCGGCTTGTATGGTCCGATGCGTTTTCCCCTGGTGCGGCTGAAACGTAACCGTGTGGTGCTTACCCCGGCCGGACTGTCAGTAATGGCCAGTCCCTCAAGATAGGTTTTCCCGGTATTTCTGAAATTGCCGTCCGGTGTAAACTCCGGTGATAAAAATAAAAGCTGACCGTCTGCATTTGCCTGTAGCAATGAAATCGCCGGACAGAGGCGGGCATATAAACGAAGAATACCTTCATCATCCCGCTCGGCTTTTACTTCCAGCACCTCCCCCATATTCCCGAAATTACGGGAATGTTCCGGCCATAACAGCGCGGTATACAAAGAGGGGTCATATAATTCAGCGGCATCAAGCAACCATTGTTCTTCAATAAATCGCTTATCAACCGTTTCACCCGCAGTGGCGATACAAATCCAGTTTGTTGCCAGTTGTGAACCTGACATATTGCCTCCGTTCATGCTGCGGTTTTCAGTATCGCCAATAAAATTAACCGCCGCATTCACTTCATTTCGGATATAGGCTATTAGCCGAACACATCAGAAATAAAGCGGGATTTAATATACAAACGCCCGTGCATAATGTGTGCATGGCTAAATATTCAGAAGAATTAAAAGGCGTTGCGCGGGCGCTTTATTTAAAACGCTATACCCCGCAGGAAATTGCCAGCGAACTTAATCTGCCTAACAGACGCATTGTCTATTACTGGGCGGAGAAATATTGCTGGGCGGAATTACTCAGTCATGAATCCACCGAAGATGCATTAAACCGTCGCATTCAGTCACTGACATTACGTGAAGGGAAATCGGAGCTGGAGCTGCGGGAGCTGGACAGTCTCGTTTCTCACCTGGTGAAACTACGTGCACAGCACAATAAGCATCAGGAAAAGCTGGCAGAAATTAAACACAGTGAAAATGATGCGCCGGCGCGTCAGTCCGGTGGCGACGAAAAGCCCCGGAAACGTGGCAAGTACAAAAAGAACGACATCAGCGGACTGACACAGGAAGATTTTGACCGGTTCGCGCTGGAGCACCTTTTCGGTTACCAGAAACACCTTCGCGCTAATCTTCATCAGCAAATCAGGAACATCCTGAAAAGCCGCCAGATTGGTGCAACCTGGTATTTCTCAATAGAAGCCTTTGAGAATGCGGTCATGACAGGCGATCCGCAAATCTTCCTGTCCGCATCAAAGGCTCAGGCGGAAGTATTCCGCAGCTATATCGTCAACATTGCGGAGCAGTATTTCGGCGTGGAGCTGACGGGAAACCCCATCCGCCTCTCCAACGGCGCGGAGATGCGATTCCTGTCCACCAACAAGAACACCGCCCAGTCATACAGCGGCCATCTGTACTGCGATGAATATTTCTGGGTACCCAACTTTGCAAAATTAAACGAAGTGGCCAGCGCGATGGCCACACACGACAAATGGCGAACCACCTACTTTTCCACCCCCAGCAGCAAAACGCACCAGGCGTACCCGTTCTGGACTGGTGAAGAATGGAAGCGCGGTGACAAAAAACGCGCGCGCGTACAATTTCCCACGGAGAAGGAGCTGCGCGACGGTGGACGGTTATGTCCTGATGGGCAGTGGCGCTACATCATCACAATGGAAGACGCGATCGCAGGCGGGTTTAATCTCGCCAGCATCGGGAAGCTGCGCAACCGCTACAACCGCGACACTTTCAACATGCTGTATATGTGCGTGTTCGTGGACAGCAAGGACAGCGTATTTTCGTTCTCTCACGTAGAACGCTGCTGTGTAGATCCGGATATCTGGGAGGATCATGACGAAAACCTGCCCCGGCCGTTCGGCAACCGTGAAGTGTGGGCGGGTTATGACCCGGCTCGCAGCGGAGACACCTCCACCTTCGTGATCATCGCGCCGCCGATAGTGGCCGGCGAAAAATTTCGGGTACTGCGTGTATTCCACTGGCAGGGGATGAACTGGAAGTGGCAGGCGGCACAGATTAAGAAGCTGTTTGGCCAGTACAACATGACCTACATCGGCATTGATATCACTGGACTGGGTAGCGGTGTCTTTGAAGACGTTCAGCACTTTGCCATGCGTCAGGCAGTGGCGATCCGCTACGGCGTCGAGACCAAAAATCGTCTGGTGATGAAGATGATCGACGTTATCGAAGACGGCCGCGTGGAATGGGATAAGGAGAAGACCGAAATCGCCGCCAGCTTTATGACCATCCGCCGTACGTCCACGGCCAGCGGCAACGCAATGACTTTCGTCGCCGATCGCACAGCAGAAACAGGACACGCAGACAGTTTCTGGGCTATCGCCCATGCCATTGACAACGAGCCATTAAACTTTGAAAACCAGCGAAAATCACGCTGGGGTAACTTAGGGAAAGCAGCATGAAAAAACGGAAATACAGGGAACGCCGCACCGCCAGCAAGCCGCGCCATATGAGCCTTATTACCCTGGGTAAACCGGAACCCATTCTGACGACCGGCACAAACTACACAGACGTCTGGTATGACAATGAAGCGGAACACTGGACGCTCCCGATTGACCGGCTGGCGCTGGCGCAACTGGTGAACCTGAACGCGCAGCACGGCGGTGTGCTGTATGCCCGTCGCAATATGGTGACGGCAAACTATAAAGACGGCGGACTGACGCATGAACAGCTTGGTGCAGCCGTGTTCGACTGGCTGACCTTCGGTGATGTGGCCATTCTGAAAGTGCGTAACGGCTGGGGGGATGTGGTGGCACTGTACCCGCTGCCGGCACTCTATACCCGCCAGCGTAAGACCGGGGAGTTTGTGGTACTGCAGCAGGGTGAACCGATGATTTATCCGCCTGAAGATATTATTTTTCTCAGGCAGTACGATCCGCAACAGGCGATTTATGGTCTGCCGGATTATATCAGCGGTATCCATTCTGCCCTGCTTAACGGTGAGGCAACAATTTTTCGTCGGCGTTACTACCATAACGGCGGACACACAGGTGGCATGATCTACTGTAACGACCCAAATATGACTGATGAAGTGGAAGAAGAAATTATTCAGAAGCTGGAGCAGTCAAAGGGGATCGGGAACTTCAGCACCATGTTTGTGAACATCCCCAAAGGCGATCCGGACGGCATCAAATTTATCCCGATTGGGGATATCAGCGCCAAAGATGAGTTTCAGAACATCAAGAGCATCAGCGCCCAGGACGTACTGACCGCGCATCGATTCCCGGCAGGACTGGCGGGGATTATCCCGACGAACGGCGCAGTAATGGGAGATGTTGAGAAAGCGTCCAAAACCTACCGCAAAGCAGAAATTTTGCCCATTCAGCGCATGTTTACCGCCGCAGTGGAACAGGAAAGTGATGTACCGCCCCACCTGTACCTTAATTTCCTGAAAGACAGTGAGCTGGAAGGTGATTAATGTTCGCAAAAAGGCTAAAATATCATCGTTTTCCAACTTCCGGAGCGATGGATATGCGGGTAATGAAGGTTTACTGTCCGGTATGTGAGGCAAGGGCTGTTATCAAAAAAACAGCCCGAAAACACAAGGAACTGTCGGATTTATATTGCGCGTGTACCGATGTTGAATGTGGTCACACTTTTGTGATGAATATGACATTCTCACATACCATCAGCCCCAGCGCCAAATCCAGCGATGCGTTGATCGCCACTATCTGTAACAGCCTTGATATCCAGCAAAAGCAGCTGATGTTAAAGTTTCTGAGTCAGGACGGCACTGCTGCCGCATAGAAAAAAGCACCGCTACCGGTGCTTTTATTTTCTGAGATGTAACAGATTCCCATCTATCAACGTCGATGAATGACCAAGTGATTAATAGTCCCCCCCTCCTAAACATGATATTATCTTTCCAAATTTTGGGAGGCATCTTATGTTAATAGTCTCAGTTCTTAAATGTAGTAAAGAGTTTACCCCTAAACACGCCCAATGGCTTCATCGTCAGTTCAAAGATATTCCATCTATATGTTTAACCGATGCAGATAATATTCCTGGAGTTAACACAACCCCTTTGCTTTATAACTGGCCGGGATGGTGGTCTAAAATTGAACTATTTAATCCTAATCACCCAGTCCTTGGAGACCAAGATTTACTCTATTTTGACGTAGATGTTGTGGTCACGGGAGATATTCATATTTTCGAAGGTGCGAAGAAATTTACAATGCTTCGGGAGTTTAACCATGCCTCAAGAGTAAACTCATCAATAATGATGATTCCGGCGTCGATTAAAAAGACGATTTGGGAACAATTCATTATTGATCCTGAGAAAATTATGCGCAATTGTCAGACTGAAGACAAATGGGGTGATCAGGGATTTCTCGGTAGCATCATAAAACCAGCCCTATGGCAGGATATCATTCCTGGCTCAATTGTTAGTTATAAATGTGACATCGCCACCCCCTCGATGATTGGCTTCAATGCAAATTTAGCCTCTGAGGCTGCGACAGGGAAAGTCCCTGATAATGTGGCGGTTGTTTGCTTTCATGGCAGTCCACGCCCCTGGCGTACTGGTTTTGATTGGGTTCCTTCGTTTTCCCTGCGGGATACTCTGTACGGTAAATTAAAGAACTTTAAAATAAGAATGAAGCAATAAAGATAACGCCCCTATTGCTTCAATGTTCGCTCCTTCCCCTAACAATAAAGTTAGGCACTAGTGAACCGTTACTTTTCCCGGCCAAATATCCAGCAGCGGAATGTTTCCGGCATCCGTTGCATATCCCCTTTACCACGATTATGGCGCTCACTTACCGCGCTGCGCGTGGTGCTTTGTCTGATAAACCGGCGCTCATTGCCGTTTTTAAGCAGCTTTTTAATTTCCGTTAACGTGAACGGAATACGCTGCCGGTGTGCTGCGGCGACCTCTTCCATGTGATTGAAATTAACCGCGATTTCATTTTCATCTGATGAATGATTGATGCCATAAGGTGCCAGTTCATCCAAGTAATCAAACAGCTCCCAGAACTCCTGCACCAGAGGATGATCCTTTTTAAGTGCCTGACAACGTTCAACGGCCAGCGCGGTGATGGCTTCACGCGTTTTTTCTATACGTTCAACCGGCACCGGTACAACAAGTGCAAGCGCCTCCAGCAAGCCCACAAGCTGCGCGTGATTCTTTGCAATACGGATATGGCGAATACTGCTATTAGACTCCAGCTCATTCCTAGCTCGCTCGTACCCCCTGCCGAACGTCTGCATGATTTCTTTTTCGCGCATGGTGGCCAGTAATGTGAATCCGGATACCTGGCTAACGGGGAGTTGTTCAAGTCGTTCTGCAGCGTGGCGCGTCTGAATGGACTGGCCGCGCTTGTCGGTATAGATGTGGATGATACGCTCCAGAAACGCCTTGCTGCCGTCTGTGTCGGCATTTTGCGCTATCACAATACTTCCCCTGAACGGCGGCTCATACGTCTCGTTATTGTTCGATTTGATACCCACGGCGCGGGAGGCACGACCGTTATACAGTGATTTCAGCTCGTCCCAGTCAAAAGCGCGTTGCTTGGCGTTATCGGTAGTACGGTCGCCCTCAATCAGCACAACCGGCAGATTACCGACCTGGGCGAAGTTACGGCCACGCGCGGCGGCGGTAGATTTAGATGGGTCAAACCCTTCGTATTCCTCACGGCCGGCGAGCTTCCAGAGAAATTCTATCAGCGTGGATTTACCTGTCCCCGGCTCGCCCACGATTTCCAGAAACGGAAATGACTTGTCACGCTCGCGGATTTGTTCGGCAAACAGCGACCCCAGCCAGAACGCCAGCGCCACATACCCTTTTTCACCAAATGCCGTCCAGATATCGTCTACCCAACCCGTAGTAAACTCGTTCAGCTTCGGATTCAGATCCAGCGCCGGCGTGAGGCTCAGGCTCTTAACGCTGGCACTGTTGATTTCGAAGTAATCCTCGTCGTTCATCTCATACAGCCGGCCATCGCAAACGGCCACGCGGTTAAACAACCAGGCGGCATAATCCTTGTTATAGCCGATGAAATTCTGCGTCTTTACCTCTTTGATTTCAGGGAGGCGCATCTGGATGAACTTATCCAGCTGTTTGGTGCTGCCTGTGTACACCGCCCCTTTGGCGATGTGCAGCAGACGCTTTTTGAACTCGGCGGAGCTGGTGAGCTGATTAGCCGTGAAAGTATCTTTCACGGCTGGCCGGTTAGGCATACTGACTTTCACGTAATACCAGGACTCGTCCGTAGGTTCAGACCGCTGAAAGTAAAGCGGCGTCAGCCAGCAGTTAGCTATTTCGGTCACGCCGCCTGACTCTTTAACCGCCCGTTCTTTGGCCTCCCACTCCATCACCACTTCGGTACCGGTATTGGTGATGCGCTCATAGGCTCGCATATACCTGTCCAGATCCAGCTCAAACCAGTACATGCGGGAGTTATGCTCAAAGTAGAACGAGTGCCACTCGTTATGCTGATGCATGAGCAGCGCTTTCTCAGTCGGGCTTTTTGCCAGAAGGAGATCGCCATAGTAGCGATAATTTTTAATGTCCGACTTACTGAACCGGTTACGTAACAACAGGTCATTCCAGTCCAGCGATGCCGATGATTTCACCGGCTGCGCGGCACGAGTTTTCCATCCTGCAGCATCACTACGGGCAGCGAACGCCAGTGTGTGCTTTGTGCCGGCTTTATCGCCGTCAAACGCCCATACAAGACGTGGACGTGGTTTTTCACCCAGTTCTTTGGCCAGCGTATCCAGTGCGGCCAGCGGATAGTTGTTACTGCTCAGTGTGGCAACTGCAGGTAACCCTACCTGGCACAGACTCAGCGCGTTGAAGATTCCCTCAGTGATCCAGATTTCGTTCACTTCCTGCAGGTTGATAAAGGGAGGAACCCACCAGTGACCGACATAGCTTCCCCTGATGTTGGCTTTCTGCTTACCGAAGCGCTGCGGCTGGTCAATGATGCGCTCCCATGTTGCACCGCATGACAGCGAAAATCTGACCGTTGCCGACCCCATGCCATCTTTCACGAATGCACCCTGGGTAAAACAGCCTTTTAATGGCTCAGTCTCCAGCCCTCTGGCCTCGCGCAGATACGCCTCAGCTACTGCATGGGGGTTATCTTCTGTGGTCTGGTAACGTTTTGACCAGTCTTCAAAGATATCCGGATACAGCTCTTTCACGACAATCTGATGTGCGCAGTTATTTTCACGGCCACATTTCAGAATCCAGGGCTTTTCTATGCTGGTAAATAATTCGCGCTTACGACAGGCAGGGCAAACGCCCTGCTGCAAATACTTATCCCGCTCTTTAAATTCAAAGTCCCGAACAAGACGGCGCACAACGTCCTGTTGTATCGTTTCGTTCATAAATAATCCAGATGTGAAATAATGGGTAAAAGGCAAAAACTATATTCTGTACTGCTTGTTATATCGCTCATGTGTCATTAGTTCCCAGCTTCTGCCCTTATCCTTACTCAGTAATCGCCAGTGATAAGAAACATGAACAGAGAAATAATGTTTTGGCTTAATAACCTGATATACCTTTTTGCCGTTGTAATATTCTGTCAGCACTGAAAATGCCTTGTGAATGACACTTTCACTTGCATGAGAGGTCACTGTAAGCATCGTTATTTCACACTGGCTATTTTTACAAGATACATCCAGACATAAGAAACAACTTTAGCCTGATGAATGGCATCATATAAAGCGTGATGTTTAACACCATCAAACTTAATAATATTACGAACATTCAGCCCAAGTGTTTTTGACAGTTCAACAACCGTTCTTACATCACGGTCATTCCAGTAGTACCAAAGTGGATCGGCAAACCCGCATTTCTCTGATGCATTACGTAAAATAACATTGTCGAACGCTGCACTATTCCCCCATACCTGTACTTTAGATGGGTCAGAATGCTCAGTAATAAAAGCTTCCAGATTAGCTAACGTCAGAGGCAAGTCCAGACAATCGTCATTAAGCAGCTCGCTACGCGCTTCGGCATCCTGACGCATCCACCATAATACGGTTTCTGACCCCATAGTGAGACCGTGGCCTACACAGCTGCCCAGGCTGACACGTTGATAAAACTGTTCACCCATTTCGCCAGTTTCAGGGTCAAAGAATACAGCACCGATAGAAGCAATCGCAGAAGTCGGTTTATTATCCATTGTTTCAAGGTCAATCATTAAATGTTTCATATCGGTTCCTTAACGTTGGGAAGCTGCAACAGATTTAAGATGCGAGTTATTACTTTTTAACGCTGTGGTAGCCAGCGACATAAGACCGGAAATGTTATTTTCAGTTGGTATATTTCCGCCAAATACCATAAGCGTGATTTTGTGCAGTTCTTCAAAATCATCACTATCATTATTAAAGCGAGCAGTGGAGGTTATACCCTCAAGGCATTTTGCAAGCTGAATGTTTAATTCCATTAACTGCAAGCCATCGCTATGTACAGAGAATGTTTCTTTATCAATGGTTTTTGCCTGAGCGTGATAGTTTTGCAACAGACTACGAATCAGCGTGGCATATTTAGTCTTCATGATAATCCCCAATAATATTTAGTTTACTAACGAGCACTTTTATCTTTCGTGAATAAACGGTTCTTCCAGTCATGCCATTCAGGCGGGGCAATTTGAGCCAAATGAATGGCATAAGCATCCCATTCCCCCCGATGGATATAGATTTCCCCACCTTTTTTTGATGGATTTAGAGGGTCTTTCATGCGGATTACCGGCAGTTTTCCAGCCGTGGCCATTTTGCGAATTGCAGCAGGCGTTTTGCCTATATATTCGGCAAAAAGCTCAGGGGTCACCAACTCTGAAAGCGCCTTTTCTGCTGGTTCCTTCATCTGTGGTATCCTTCGTTAGTTTGGGTTCCTAGGGCGCTTTAAGTCGTTCTAGGGTTCTTTTGTCAAGGTTCTTTTGTAAGAACCAACAATAGTTGCGATACAAGAACCATGTCAAGAAATTATGCGGAGAAACTCCGGCAGATCCGGAAAGCTGAAGGGTTAACTCAAAAAGATTTTTCAGAGCTTACTGGGGTAGCTCTTGGAACAATAAAAAAGTACGAAACTGGCCATCAGCCAGCTCGTGCAGAAGTCTTAGAAAGTGTTATAGAGGTACATATGTTTGAAAAATATACACTCTGGTTAATGACAGATAAGACGGCACCAATTGCGGGGCAGGTGTCCCCGTCTCTCTCCCCTGATGGGCAAGACAACATAACATCATCCCGTTCCACCCGGAAAATTGGCTAAACATCTGGTTTTTCTATGCGTTAGCGCAAAATTTACATAATGATTCATACATCGGAGGGCTTCGCTATGTCGATTAAGAAGCTTGATGATGGTCGTTTTGAAGTGGACGTTAGACCGCGCGGAACCTCAGGAAGAAGGATTCGACGCAAATTTGACAGAAAGGCGGAAGCACAGGCATACGAGCGGTATGTACTGACAAACTTTCACGATAAAGAATGGCAGGATAAACCCGCAGACAGGAGGCTTGTATCCGAGTTAATTTCTTTATGGTGGAGCTACCATGGAAAGAATCACAACTATGGTGACTCATATAAAAAGCGTTTGGAAAAAATCAACCGAGAAATGGCGGAACCCAGAGTGTACGAGCTTACCCGCAACTTTCTGATGAAATATCGTGCAGAACGACTTCATAGTGGAGTATCTGCTGGCACGGTAAACAGGGATTTCTGTTCCATGTCCAGCATGTTCAGTTTGCTGATAGATATGGAAGAATTTCATCACGAAAACCCGTTTCGCGCCGTGAAGAAGTTACGTCTGGAAAACACAGAAATGTCATTTCTGTCCGAAGAAGAGATCCACCATTTGCTGAATGCCCTTACAGGGGATGATCGCAGAGTTGTCGTTCTTTGCCTGAATACAGGAGCACGATGGGGTGAAGCCAGTAATCTTAAAGCTGAAAACGTGATAAGTAACCGTGTGACCTTTGTTAAGACCAAAACCGGCCCAGCTCGTACTGTTCCGATATCGAAGGAAATCGCGGACTACATCCTTACACGCAAATCGGGGAAATTGTTCGATACCAACTATGAGCGAGTTCGCGATGTTCTTCGTAAGATTAAGCCAGACTTGCCGAAAGGTCAGGCACTGCATGTTTTACGCCATACCTTCGCAACACATTTCATGATCAACGGCGGGAATATCATCACGCTACAGCGTATTTTGGGTCATACAACAATCGAGCAAACAATGACATATGCTCACTTCGCCCCAGATTATCTGACTGATGCCATACGATTTAACCCTATGCGTGGGAGTGTCCACATAATGTCCACCGACTAG